AGAAGGCGCAGCCATCTCTTTTGACGATGCTCAAGAGACATTCACCGCACGGTACACACATGAGACTATTGCCTTGGCATTTTCGATCACCGAAGAAGCCATTGAAGATAATCTCTACGACCGTCTTGCATCACGCTACACCAAGGCTCTGGCCCGCTCTATGGCCCAGACCAAGCAGATTAAAGCAGCGTCTATTCTGAACAATGCGTTCAGCACAGGTGCTTCTGCAATCGGTGATGGTGCAGCACTTTGCTCTTCTTCTCACCCATCGTTGTCTGGCAACCAACGCAACCTTCTTTCAACAGCCGCTGATTTGAACGAAACTTCACTTGAGCAGATGTTGATTGATATTGCTGGTTTGACAGATGAGCGTGGTCTGAAGATTGCTGTTCGTGGAATGAAGCTTATCATTCCTAAAGAACTGCAATTCATTGCAGAGCGTGTGATCAACTCTAACCTGCGTTCAGCAACGGCTGATAACGACGCAAATGCTATCAAGAACATGGGTATGCTGCCCGATGGTGCAGTAGTTAACCACTTCTTGACGGACACAGATGCGTTCTTCATCAAGACCGATGCACCTAACGGTTTCAAGCACTTCAACCGTTCTCCAATCAAGACTGCTATGGAAGGTGATTTTGACACCGGTAATATGCGGTTTAAGGCCCGTGAGCGTTATAGCTTCGGCGTCTCCGATTGGCGTTCAGTGTTTGGCACACCGGGCGCAGCATAAAATACCTTCTCCAAGGGTGCGAAAAGGGCGGCTTCACAGTCGCCCTTTTTTATTGTATAGTTTTTAAATTCCTGACAGTCGCATTGGGTGACTGACACTAGCCACGACAGGAGATGTACATGGCTACGACAACTTTTACCGGTGCGGTTCGCTCACAAGGTGGTTTCACCTCTGTCAGCAAAAATTCTTCTACCGGCGCTTTCACTACTCTTTCAAGCATCAGTTCGACTGGTGTATCTTCTTTTGACGCAAACACGATGGCGGTAGAGGCCGGGACAGGTATTACAACCGGTTCTGGAACTATCTATCGTAGTGCTGTACAGCGCGTCGGCGGCATCATCACCACACGGATTCTTATTGATCTTACAGGTCTGCGGTCAACTGGTTCTGGCGACATCATTGGTGTTAACGGTACAGCACTTGTTTGTCACATTGGTCAGATCACGGCTGCTAAAAACGGTACAATTTTGACGGGCAGCATGGAGTGTTTTGAGGCTCCGGCTGGCGGCGACCCCGACATCAATGTTCACTCTGCTACAGAGGGCACTGGTGTTGAGGACGGAGCAATCGGCGATTTGACAGAAACACTTCTTGTTAACGCGGGTGACGCAACTCTCGGGAGCAAGGTTTATTTCTCTGCTGTTCCTGCCGCTGATCAGTTCTTGTATCTAACAACAGGTGCGGCGACAGACGCGGACTACACTGCGGGCAAACTCTTCATCGAAATGATGGGCTACGAAGCCTAGTAATGAGAGGGGGTAAAACCCCTCTCCTTTTATAGAGGAGTTTAAAATGTCCAGCACAGTAGTGACTGCAAAACTCATTAGCGATGAGAACGCATCAGACCCAGATCGTCTTGTAACAGCCGCTAGGCCGGATACCAGCGCGACTATGGCGCAAACCACGTTTGCTGGTGGGGGTGCCAGAAATGTTACCGTGACCACAAGTGGCACTGGTGATAACGCTAAAACCTGCACAATCACCGGAACAGACGTTTTTGGAGACGCCATGACAGAGGTCATTACGTCCACAAGTAGTGCAGAGACGGTGGCAGGCACGAAGCTGTTCTTGACGGTAACCGCAGTAGAATGTTCTGCAAAATATGCGGCTAACATCACGGTTGGATCAGGAGATCTTTGTGCCGAAGCCATACAGGGAAAAAACAGAATACGTTTGAAGGGCTTTTCGATTGTTTCTGGGGGCACCGCAGGTGTTGTTAATTTTATTAACGGCGCTCCAGAAGACGGAACCACCCTGTTTAAATCTCGCACGATTGGGACCGACAACACCACGGTAGATAGAACGATCCCAGAGCAGGGGGTGTTGTTTGATAACGGCATGTCCGTTCAATACACCATAGCCACCATTGATATGATGACGTTCTTTCATGGCTAGCCGTAAGGCAAAAATGCCGCCGCGAAACAAAAAGAATTTTCGTCCCACAAAATCCGGGGCGGGGATGACAAAAGCGGGTGTGGCAGCGTACAGGAAGGCTAACCCCGGTAGTAAGCTGAAAACGGCTGTTACTGGGAAAGTTAAAAAGGGCAGTAAGGATGCAAAGCGGCGTAAATCTTTTTGCGCTAGGTCTGCCGGGCAAATGAAAAAGTTTCCAAAGGCGGCTAAAGATCCAAACAGCCGTTTGAGGCAGGCTCGTAAAAGGTGGAAGTGTTGATGAAAGCCGACGACGTTTTAAAACTTTTGGAAAAGCACGAAGAGGAGTGCAACAGCCGTTATGCTCAAATACAGAAGCAGTTGGACAAATTAGACCAACGGCTCTGGGGCATAGCGGCTTTAATTGTAGCTGCTGCTGTTGTGCAGAAAGTGTTTTAAATGACCAGTGCAGTAAGACTAGGGGCTGGAGCTTGTCCTGTTCAAAGGCGAGCATCCAACAGTGTTGTTCGCATGAAAAAAGGCGGAAAGGTTAAGAGTGGTGGCAAAATATGTCCGGAAGGAAAGGCATGGGCTAAAAGGACGTTTGATACATACCCGTCAGCCTACGCAAACCTTGCCGCTTCCAAATACTGCAAAGACCCTAACTACGCCAAAAAGTCCAAGGGCGGCAAGCGAAAGGGTCGATAAATGTTGACAGGAAGAGCCAAAACTCAGGTGAAGAAGGTTGCCAAAAAGCTTAAAAAAGCCTCTAAAGCTCACGCGGGGCAGGCGAGGACTCTGTCTAATTTGGTGAAAAACAAAAAAAGAAAAAGCTAATGGGTCAGCTTAAACAATGGTTAAAACAAGATTGGGTACGGATAGGCAGTGATGGTTCTATCAAAGGTAAGTGCGGGACTTCAAAAGACAAGAAGAACCCTGACCGATGTCTTCCGCGGGCTAAAGCACAAAGTCTTAGTAAGGCAGAAAGAGCCACGACAGCCCGAAAAAAGAAGAAGGCCGGTGCAAAAGGAAAGACCGTTGTATCTAACACACGAGCAGCTAAAGTCAGAAAGATGGGCAATGGTGGTGTTGCGATACCAACGACATCTGCAAAACGGCCATACAAGGGCAAAACTATTCCGGGGTCCGTAGTGGCGCGGGGATGCGGGGCTGTAATGCCCGGCAGAAGAAAGATTACAACAGGTTCAGTTAGCTAGCATAGGAGCGAAAAATGGCTAAAGAATTTATGAGCATGGAAGAGTATTATGCCGACCTTGTAGGCGGCGCAAAAGCCACACCTATGAAGAAAAAAGGATTTGCCGCTGGTGGTGCCGTAGGTATGAAGAAAAAAGGCATGGCTAAAGGTGGCAAGGTCAAGAAAATGGCCGGTGGTGGCATGATGAAGAAGGGCTACGCCAAAGGCGGCAAGGTCCAGAAGATGGCTAACGGCGGCATGATGAAGAAAAAGGGCATGGCTAAAGGCGGTAAGGTAAAGTAGCTTGCCATATCTTCAAAGTAACATTTCGCATTTCAAATGTTGGGTGCGGAAAGAGTATACTTGTAACCATCAGAACTACCACGGCGAGTTTATTCACGCTATGGCGGTTGCGGTTACGACTATGCCAAGTCGTTGTTTGAGCTTTCAGATGATCTTTACCGGCTGCGAAACAGACGGCACAGATGATCCAAACGTGCACGGCGGTGCAATGTGGGCTCGTATGCCGATCACAGCTTTAGTCGGAGATACCCCGTTAGCGGAGTGGCCTGAACCTATGCCTGTTCACTTCGCTCAACCGTGGGATTGTATGTCTCATACTCATGCTGTCTACCGCTTGGAAAGGGCTCATCCCTGTCCGTGGCTTGCCAAGATAGGGCCTGATTTCTTCCCGGCTAAATACTATTTTACGGTGGATTACACGGAAAGCGAGATAGCGGACGATCCGGCGCAACACAAACAAAGTCACGTCTTGGAGCTTTTAGATGCCGGTCAGTGGACCGGAAACATCGTTGCGTTGCCTAACAATCGGGTTCGTGTTACACACCCTGCGTGGTTTGAGACAGGACAGGGCGCTCCTGATTTCTTGCCGTCGCAGCATATACACTATTCAAAATCAGATTTAGACTATACGATGGATGTAAATCAGATTTTCGATAACCTGTACGCGAAAGATGAGTGATGGCAGTCTCTGGAAGCGTAAATTTTGAGTTAGATGTAGCCGAGTACGTCGAAGAAGCTTTTGAACGCTGTGGTTTAGAGGTAAAAACCGGTTACGATCTCACTACTGCCAGACGCTCTCTGAATCTTATGTTAGCGGAATGGGCAAACCGTGGTTTAAACCAGTGGACTATTGCTCAAAGAACGCAGGCTCTCACTTCGGGCACCAGAACATACGCTTTGTCTGAGGACGTAATCGACATACTGAGTGCGGTTGTAACTCGTAGTAGTACAGATTTTGCGCTAACCCGTGTCAGCCGCGACGATGATCTTAACATCCCCAGTAAGACCACCACAGGCCGACCTACTCAATTCTTTTTAGACCGTCAAGTCACGCCAAGCCTGCGTATTTGGCCGACCCCTGAAAACAGCACGGACGTTATCGTGTATAACGCCTTGACTCGTATTGATGACGGGGACACCGCTATCAACACTATGGACGTGCCCTTTCGATTTTACCCGTGCTTAGCTGCGGGTCTGGCGTATTACATCTCTTTGAAACGAGCTCCTAATCGAACTCAAATGTTAAAAGCTATTTACGAAGAAGAGTTTGAACGCGCTATGGGCGAAGATCGTGATCGCTCAAGCTTTACCGTAACCCCTGAATACGCTTACTTTAGGACAAACTGATGGCTAGGTATGCTACAGGAAAACACGCCAAGGCAATATCAGACCGGTCCGGGCTTGAGTACCGGTATAAAGACATGCGTAAAGAGTGGAACGGGTTGATTGTCGGCAAGGACGAGTTTGAGCGAAAACACCCTCAGTTGGGCCCGTTCAGAAAAATACATGACCCACAAACTCTCAAAGAAGCCCGGCCAAACACTAACAATATTTTCAACGCTAAAGCGCAGTTTCCTATTTTTAACCTAACTACGCTACAATATGAACGGATTCCGCAGGCCGAGGGCAAGGTCGGAACTGTTACTGTGAGTGTGTCGTGAGTTACACCTATACCACATTGAAGTCCGCCATAAAGGACTACACCGAAAACCAAGAAAGCACCTTTGTAAAGCACTTGGTTGATTTCATTACGTCGGCAGAAGAACGCATATTTAAAAGTGTTGATTTAGAGTTTTTCCGTAAAAACGTGACTGGAACCACTACTTCTGGAAATCAATTCCTAGCTGTCCCTAACGATTATTTAGCTTCTTTTAGCCTGTCGATAGAAAGCTCTAGTTCCAAACAGTTTTTGTTGTTCAAGGATGTAAACTTTCTGCAAGAGTACAACCCAAACTCTGCGACAACGGGAACCCCTAGATATTATGGTATCTATGATCACCAAAACTTTTTGTTGTCTCCTACTCCTGATGCTGCTTATTCAGCAGAACTTCACTATTACTACCGGCCCGCTAGCCTAACAGTGTCCACTGTTACGTTAACCGTAAGCAGTGTAAGCGGAACTTTTGTAGACAGTGAAACACTTACTGGAGGTACGAGCGGAGCGACAACTACAATAAGCGAAGCTTTGACTTCTACGACCATGAAGATTGTTCTTCCTAGCACTGATCTGACTGTTGGTGAGACAGTCACGGGCGGGACGAGCGGGGCTACGGGAACCGTGGTTTCTACCACTGCGGACACTACCACCACGTATTTGAGCGTTAACGCCCCTAACGCCATGCTATACGGAAGTCTTGTCGAGGCTTACACCTTTATGAAGGGTGAGCCGGATGTATTGAAGATGTACAGCGAAAGATTTGTGGAGTCTTTGGTTCGTCTCAAGGATCTTGGCGAGTCTAGAGAAAACGATGATGCTAACAGACAGGGGCTACCAAGAAGGGCCCGTTCGTGAAAATTGCTATCGTTGGTTTAGGCGGAAGCTACGCAGACTACATATCCGCTAGAGTTGCTTCGCAAGAATTTGATGAAATATGGGGAATAAACTGTATTGGTGGCGTGATTCACGTTGACCGGACGTTTATGATGGACCCCGTTCATCGGTTTATAGATACCGAAAACGCCGGGTCACAGACGGGTATAGCCCGAGAGTTTTTGGCAAAAAACACAAAGCCCATCTATTCCTGTACAACGCACCCTGATTTCCCCGCGATAGAACCGTATCCTTTGGAATCTGTGACAAAGGAAACGGGGTTTTGTTACTTCAACAACACTGTGGCGTATGCCGTAGCGTATGCTGTTTGGAAACAGGTAGAGAAGATATGCCTGTACGGCATAGATTTTACATACAAAAACGTAAACATGGCCGAGTCTGGCCGGGCTTGTGTGGAGTTTTGGTGCGCTATTGCGGTATCAAAAGGCATAAAATTAGAAGTAGCTCACCGTTCTGGGCTATTAGACACCAATGTGCCGGACAATGAAAAGCTGTACGGTTACCACCGATTAAAGGACCCTTTGGTGCAGACGGTGCAGGACGGACATCTTTTGATAACTAAACAATCGGAGATAGAGGCCCCGGAGCCGGTGGAAGCGTCTGATCCGGTTATATTTGGGAGACACGATCATGTTTGAGGTAAACGTAGGAACCGTAGGTTCAGTAAACATAATTACATCAGAAAATGGTGGGCTGTCTAACGATCAGATAGCGGACATGGCCGCAGACAAAATCATGTACATATCTGATGAGGCCCCCGAGCCGATTAGGCTACAGGCGGAAGCCTTCAAAGACCGAGTGCGTAATTTAGTGCAATATTATGTGGAGTTGGCTAGAAAAGAAGAACGTGCTACTATTTGCGCGAAAGTTCGTGAGGCGGGGCAACATGAGCTAGCTAAAGCTATAGGGAGATTGTAATGGCAATCGCACAAGCAATGTGTACAGCATTTAAGCAAGAGTTGTTGCTGGGCACACATAATTTCGCAACAAACGGCAACGCTTTTAAGTTAGCTTTGTACGCAGAAGGCGGTGGTGGCAAGTCCAGCACCACAGCAACTCTTGGCGCAGCTACAACGGCTTACACTACAACCGGTGAGGTTGCTAACAGCGGCTCCTATACCGCAGGCGGTGGAGCTCTTACAAAAGTTGCACCAAGCACCTCTGGTACGACCGCTTTCACTGATTTTGCTGACATTAGTTTTACTACGGCTACGATCACGGCAATGGGCGCACTGATCTACAACGACACAAACAGTGACAAAGCGGTAGCTGTGTTAGACTTCTCGTCTAATAAAACATCTACTTCTGGAACTTTTACTGTACAGTTCCCGACTGCTGATGCCAGCAACGCGATTATAAGAATCGCGTAACGAGCTTTACCGTGGCAAACATTACGGGTTGGGGGCGAGGCACTTGGGGCCAAGAAGCTTGGAACCAAGCCATACCCGTTGTTGTCACGGGCGTTGCGGGCACAACCGCACTTGGGTCCGAAACGGTTACAGCTTCTGCCTCAGTAGCAGTAACCGGAGTTGCTGCCACCTCCGCGCTTGGTTCTGAAACCGTAACCGGCACTGCGCTGGTCACTCAAACAGGTGTTTCTTCTACCGGTTCTATTGGTTCTGAAACCGTAACCGGCACCGCTCTTGTATCTCCCACAAATGTCGTAGGAACCACCGCAGTTGGCGACGAGCAGACCAACTGTGCGGCTAATGTATCGGGTGTAGGCGTCACAGCTACCGTCAGCTTTGGTGATGAGTCTGTTACCGCCGGAGCATTAGTTGCTGTCACGGGCAACGTGGGCACCAGTGCGCTAGGTTCAGAAACTGTCGCGGCATCTTCGTTGCTATCCGCAACAGGTGTTGTGGGTACGGGGGCAACAGGGACTGTTACCCTAGAATCCAAGTATTTGGTAACGGGGGTTACAGCAACAGGAAATACTGGTATAGTCCTCGTGTACACGGATATAATCCCAAGTCAATCCCCAAATTGGGTGGCTATCGCGGGTGTTTCTACTACTTGGACCGACGAAAACCCGTCACAGATACCTTCGTGGACAAATAAGGCGGCGTAGGAGCAACATATGGCTAGTTCGTTCAGTACCAATCTTGGCATAGAAAAACCCGCTACTGGCGAACTATCGGGTAGTTGGGGCGATGTCACCAACTTTAATTTTGACATTTTTGACCGGGTAACGGGTGCGGCGGACCTGACAGCGTCCGATCTTACCACTGATCTTACTATACGAGCGGCCTCCCCTACTTCTGGACAAAGCAATGTCCAGACAGGCATGTTTGCGGTCATCAATCTTAAAGATAGCGGTTCTGATCTAGGCGGCACTAACGTAGTAACGATTGCCCCAAACACTGCTTCTAAATTCTTTATTATTAAAAATTCCCTTACTGGTAGCCGTAGCGCACAGATCCAACAGGGTTCAGGAACCACAGTAACCATTGCGAACGGCAACACGGAAATCTTGTTTGCTGATGGGGCTGGGTCCGGTGGAGGTGTAGTCAGTGTTGGCGACAGTCTTCAGTTAACAAACAATGCAGACGTTGCGGGTTCGGCAACGGCTTTAGCCATAGCTTTGGGATAGGAGTAAATCATGGCAAACGCAGCGAGTATTTCAATTTCGGCAACGATGTTGCCAGATGAGATAGCGGCAACGCTATCTGGGAGTATGACAGTTACTCCTGATGACGCAAACGACAAGTGGTATTACAAGAAGACGATTGTTACGACCACTTCGGCTGATCTGATTGCCGGATCATTTCTTGATTATACAGCAGTTGACCAAGATACGGCTCCGACAGCGGTTGCAACGGGCGACAAGGTGAAGTTTTTGTTTGTCCAAAATCAGTCCACTGCGGACGGTATCATGCTTTCGATTGATGCGGGTACAGCGGCTCATAACCTTGCGGACGGTATCTTCATTGGTCCGTCACAGACATGGTTTTGTCGATTGCCGAATGTGACTGTTGCAGACCTTCACGCTATTTCAGCCGATATTGATGGCACTGGTGATGCGTCAGCCAACGCCATTGTTATCGCTTTACTTGACGATGTAGGTTAAGGGGTAGGGTCATGGCTAATACGTTTAAGAACAAGGTGTTCAACGGATCGAATGTAGTCGCGGCTAATGACATGACCGTCTACACCGTTCCTAGTAGCACGACTACGGTTGTTATTGGCCTGACTCTAGCGAATACATCAACAAGTCAGATTACCGTGGACATTAAGCTCAACGCTGGACAGGTGGTACATCTTGCCAAAGATATACCTATCCCGGCCTCGTCTAGCTTTGAGTATATGGCCGGTAACAAAGTGGTTATGGAAACGGGGCATAGCCTCATCTTAAACTCTGACACGGCCAACAGCCTTGACACAGTAGCGAGTATTATGGAGATCACCTGATGCCGTATTATGGTAATAATCCTGCTACGAACTTTGAGAGCATTCCGTCTGTTCAAGAGTTTAGCGGTGATGGTAGCACAACCACGTTTACCCTTACGACCTCTGTAAGTTCCGCGCAAAGCATACTGGTTTCCGTAGACGGCGTTATCCAAGAAGCAGGGGACGCTTATACAGTGCCAGATGGCACTACGCTTACCTTTAGTGCGGCTCCTTCTAGCAACTCCGGCAACAACATCTTTGTTAATTACCTTGGTAATCTCCTTGGTACGGTAACTCCTGCCGCAGAGAACAAGGGCAACTTTAAAGCTGGGGGTGCCTTCCGTACAAACGCACAGTCGTTGACCTCTGACATAACCATACTGGCAACAGAGAACGCCAACGTGACCGGCACCTTTGCCGTATCTAGTGGCGTGACGTTAACCATTGAATCTGGCGGGAGGTTGGCGGTCATATGAGTACGTTGAAGGCAGATACCATCCAGAGTACCAGCGGCGGTGCGGCTACGCTGACGAAGCAGTCGGCTAATCAGGCATTTGTTAGGTTTAATGGAACAGGAACTCTTGCTGTAAATAAATCTTTAAATCATAGTTCAGTTACTGACAATGCAACTGGAAACTATACACCTGTTTACACCAATAATTTTTCTGACGCTAATTCATGCGTAACAATGTCAAAAAAGAATGAATCTAGTAACGCCTCTTTTGGCATTAACAATGCCTCTGTTGCGACAAATAATCATAATATGCAGCTATATGAGAATAACAGCTCAACAGATACAGCAATAGTTAGCAGCAAGACTACAGGAGACCTTGCATGAGTACCCTCGTAGTAGACACACTCACTGGCAAGTCCACTGCTACGACACTCACCATTGGTTCAACGCCCGTGGTCAGTGCATCGGCTAACTCGCTGACTATCCGTGGTGAGGGTAGCGCACAGACCAGTGTGCAGAATGGCCTTGCAAAAATGTGGGGCAACTTTGACCCTAATACCAGCAACAACATCGTAAACAGTCTCAATGTTGCCTCTTTAACAGATAACGGCACTGGAGACTATGGATTAAACGCCACTAACAATTTTGACGATGGATTCTTTGTTCGTCTTGCTGGCACTACAAAAGCAGGAGGAGGTCCGTCTGGTACAAATTACACTAGCGGATTTTCTACTGAAAGCACCAGTTCAAGTTTTCTGGGTGTTTGCACCGTTGGCAATGGTGCTGGTTCTGGGCCATCTGCTGTTGAGTATGACCAGACTTACGGACTTGGACACGGAGAACTTGCATAATGGGATTCGGTACACTCGCCTTTGACACTCTCCAGACCAGCGACTCCAAGAACACTGGCACGAGCAAGACGCTAGATACTAGCTATGTCTATAATGGCAGCGGGAAAATATGGTCTAACTTTGACGGCACCACTAGCGGCATTACTCCTCGTGACAGCTTCAACGTCTCAAGCATCGGTGACACAAACACTGGCACCTACACAATTAATCATACAAACGCCATGTCCAACAATGATTATTGCTGTGCTGTCATGGGAAGAATGCAAAGAGGCACAAGCAACAGTGGTGCTGCAAACGGCATTGATTCATCAGACGGTGATTCAGCAGTTTTAACCACCAGCCACATATTAGCTTACATCAATGTAGGAACTACCGGCGATGCTGATGTGCCTATTGGTGGGTCTATGGTGATGGGAGATGTAGCATGACAGATACACCTGAGTTTCAAGGCACACATTTGTGGGATAGGCTCTGCTGGGCCAAAGAAACCCTAGAGCCTCATC